TCCAACGCCTCGACGCGCGCCAGGCCGATCCGGTCGATCAACCTGATGCGGTAGTCGATGGCATTGCCAGCCAGGAACTGGTTCTCGCGCTTCGATTGGGCGTGGCAGTTGTCCTCGTTGAACCGAAGATGTGGCGCGGCGCCCGTGGAGCGGTAGTGGCCAGCGTCCACGGCGTTGCCGGACCAGTCCAGCGGTCGGCCAGAGCTGATGCAGTCGTGGCCTGCAGCCTGGTCCCGGGCGCGGATGTAGGCGTTGAAGGCCAACTGCGCTTCCTTGGTCAGCTGGGGGATAGTCTTCAGCGCCTCCCGCTTCTTGCGGTCGAGCGCGCGCTGTACTTTGGCCTCGACCTGGCGACGCTTCTCTTCCTTACGTGCTTCCTTCTCGCGCTCGGCAATAGCCCAGTCTGCGGCGCATTCCTCGTGGACGACTTGGCCATAGCGCTGGGGCTCAAAGCGAGTGCGGCAGTGGGCGCAGCGTGTGCGACGGAATCCCATCAGAGCCTCCACTTCCTGAGGAACTCTTCGACCTGCTGGCGACGATCCCGGATGTCAGCCCAGAGGCTGACGAGCCACCAGCCCATGGCGAACACAAGCAGGATGGCGGGTGAGCAGATGAGCAGAAATGCGGCCATCACTTCCCCTCCCACAGGTCATAGAACGTCACGCCGAGCTCGGAGGCGGCGTAGGCCTCCACCCTGGTGCAGAACTCGGAGAACTCGGCGGTGGTCAGCGCGGCGCTGCTCTTGCCGACGACTTCGCCGTTGGGCAGCTCTACAACGCCGATGAACAGGCGCTTGAACATCTCGTGCCAGGTCTCGGCGTCGTACTGCTTGCCGTTGACGACTGCTTGCGCGGCCACCTGGGCCAGCACACCCTGGCCCCAGTACCGCTTGTTCTGGGCCTTGGTGCGCTTGCGGCGCGTGACGGTGAGCACCCAGCGGCCGGAGCCCTGCAGCACTTGTTGCAGAAAAGGAAACAACTGCGCCTTGATGGCGACCCAGGCCTGCTGCCGGCTAAAGAGCTCGATTTCTAGGCGGTCAGTCATGGCGATCCTCCCCAGACCAGAACGCATATGCGCCCGGCCACACGTGGCCGTTGAGGATGCGCGCCACAACCTTCAGATCTATGCCCATTTGCTGGGCGACCGTTGGCGCGGCCTGCAGCCGCTCGAAGAAGCGCGCGAACACCTCCATGGCCTGCGCGTACGTGACGCCCTGCTGCAGCGCTGGGCCGGATGGCTTGTGGATTTGGGTCGCGCTCATGCCTGAGCTCCCTTCCCCGCCTGGGCTTGCGCTGGGTTGCTGCAGTTCTCCCGGTGGTCCTTGGACCGTTTGCAGCGCTTGTCACCGCATGCCGGGCACAGGCTCATGCGGGAACGGAAAGGGCCGTTCGCGGCCAGATCGCAGGCCTCGCACCAGCAACCTGGGTCTTTCCAAGCTGTGGCCAGCTTCCCGGCCCGCACCATGTCGGACAGTTCGTCTGTGGGCTTGATGCCGTACTGCAGCTCCAGTGCAAGCTGGGCGTAGTGGATGACCTTCTTCAGATCCTCGGCGCCGTTCTTGGCCTTGTGCCTGGTGGCGTACTTCACGATGTTTCCCTGGAAGAAATCAAGGCCGTTGGCGTGGATGTACTGGATGGGCTGGATTGCGCAGTCCTTGTAGTGGGTGCCGCCTGCTTGGGTGTTGAGGGCGCTCATGCCTGCTCCTTCGGCGCCTTGGTGCGCTGTTCAGGCCACGCTGCTTCGCGGCATGCGTTGATCGCCTCGGCCGTGGCCGGCTCTGCAGCCTGGAGGCAATACTGAAACAGGGCGCGCTGCTGATCGACATTGCAGCCGGTCAGCAGAATGGCCAGCAGAAGAATTTGCGCTTTCATGCGGCCTCCTTCGGAGCCTGAGCAGCGGCACAGCGCAGGATTGCCAGACGCATTCGGTCCGCGCGCTGGGATTCGTCGGGCACGTCTTCGACAAAGGCCTTTCTCATCCTCAGCGGTCCTCCGTCAATCGACGCGCAGACCCAGGGACGGTTTTCCTCGGCGTGGTTGTGCTCCACGCTAATGCGCAGGGCGGCGGCCAAGCGGAAAGAGTCACCGTCATCTTTACGCGGCACCCAAGCCTGTTTCACCCTCTCTCCATCGCGCCATACCTCATGGCACTCCAACCTCTCGTTCCAGTAGTAATTCAGGAGATTCGCCCGTGCTGCCGCCTCGGTCAGTTCGCGTTCGGTGCTCATGCTGCGGCTCCGTTCTTGGCTGCTGCCAGCATCGACCTGTATCCGAGCACATACGCAGATCGGGAGCCGCCTGGGTATCCGTGATCTCGGCACGCGGCAGCCACCATCTCTTTCGTCGGTTCCACAGGAACCAGTGCGAAACCAAACGGAACGACAGCAGGCGCCTCCAGCTTCTCCCGCAGGGCCTTGTTCTCCGCGTCCAGGCGGCGCAGCTCGGCGGCTGCCTTCTCGTGCACTGGCACGCCGTCATACCAGCGATGGCTGGATTTCTTCATGCTTCCGAAGAACTCCGCCAGTTCCAGCGCCTCGCTCTGTGTCTCTGTCTTGCTCATGCTGCCTCCCGCACGAAAGCGCGGACGACATCAGCCAGGCGCTGGCCGGCGTACATCATTCGCTGGGAAACGATCTGGTCAAGGTGGCATTTGCAGCCGCCGTTCGTGTGCATCCCCTTGGGGCGCTTCACCAAACAGCCGCCGTCCATGCAACCCGACTGCGCGCTCATCGCATCGCGAAGGTCGTCGTACTGCCGAATTGCTTCGGCCAAATTTGCTGTCTTGCTCATTGCCCCACTCCTTTGTTGATCCACTCGGCCCGCTTGGTGGCCTGCTCTTGAGTTACTGCCATGTGCTGTTCGCAGGCCGGCGCGGTTGCGCTGTACGTGTGGCCCTTCGCGCGCTTCATGCACTGCGCGAAGCCGAGCCAGGCGTATGCCTGGGTCTGTTTTCTTGGGCTGCCAGTGCTGGCAGGAGATGCAGGCGGTCATGCTGCCTCCTTGAGTCGATGCAGGGTCACTACGACGCGGTTCATGAGCCAGCTTGCGTTCGCCGCCCATTCCTCGTCCGGTCCATTGATCTCGTAGTGCTTGACCATGGCCAACAGGGCCGCCTCTGCCACTTCGGCCTCGATATGAGCCTTTGCGGCTTGACCAACCCGCAGAACCACGGGGCGCGGGACCTGCGCACTGGGGGCAGGCTTCCTGCGAAAAAGAGAAAACAACTTCATGCGGGCTCCCTGTTGGTCAGTGCGAAGTGGTAAACGCCGAACTTGTCGGCCTCTTTGCTCTCTGGGCGGACGCGACCGGCGCGCACTGCGGCCTCTGCCTCAGCCTGGTTCACGCTGGTGGTCTTGCCGGCTTTCACCACGTAGAAGCCGAAGCCTTGGCGGTAGCGCAGGACCGCGCCGGCGCGCAAGTGCTGGATGAGGGTCATTGCGCACCTCCTGTGGATCGCTCCAGCAGTCGCACGGCCTGGGCCGGCAGCGTGGTGATGAGGGTCTTGCCGGCCACGTTGCCGTTCTTCAGGACAGCGATGGCGCGCTCCCGGTTGCCGATCAGTGCAGGACGCGGCAGAGGCAGCCCCCGGCTCGTGTACTCGTGGTCAGGGTCGCGGTCGCCGGCCAGGCGGCGCTGGTACTCGAATTCACCGCGCCCCGTGTAGGCCCGGTGGGACTCAGTGAAGCGATGCTGCAGGTAGGACAGCTCCTTGAGGTCCATGCGGCAGACCTTGGGCCAGCCGCCCAGGTCCTCGATCACGGCGTGGATGGCCGGGTCATCGAACACGACATCGGTGTAGGCGCCGACAGCGCTCATTGCCTCGTGCACCTTGCCCCAAGCAATCAGGGCTCGCTCTGTGGACGTGCCGGACAAGGCGCGGGTGATGTCGGCCACCTTGGGGGCGAACTGGCCGCGCTCTGGGTCGCATGCATGCCGCTGCAGCGCCTTGGAGATCTGCTCCATCTCGAACGACTCGAAGGCACCCCACCAAACGTCAATCAGAAAGACCGATACATCCTTGCCGTAGTACGCCATCACGTCGGTCAACAGGCCGGCGAAGGCTCCGCGCTCATGCTGCTGCATGGCTGCCTCCCTTCGCTGCCCAGGCCTCTGCCACGCTACGGTTACGCTGCTCCAGGGCCTCCTGCTTGTTAAGGAGGGAAGGCCGGCCAGGCGCGCCAACATTCGACCCTTCACGATTGGCGTACCAGCTCGCCTTGAACCCCTGCCAACCAGCAGAGCAGCAGTAGGCAATGGCGTCGTTCAGCGAGATGCCGGCAGTCGTTGCCTCGGTCGAAATGCCCTTCAGAGCCGTGTCTGTCAACGGGGCGCTCTTGGCCTTTCGCAGGGCAATGAAGTCGGCCCAGACCTTCTGGTCCACGTCATCAGGTCGGCTCGCCTCGGTGGTAGCGCTGCGCTTGCGCGGCGCCTTGTCTTCAACTGGAGACGGAGACGGAGACGGAGACGGAGACGGAGACGGAGACGGAGACGGAGACGGAGACGGAGACGGGGCACAACCAGAAGATGCCAGTGGTGTGCCAGTGGCACTATTTGGCAGATCATTGGCACTGTCTTGGTTTCCCTGTTGCTTGCCAGTGGCGCCACCATCAGCAGCAAAGCCAATGCGCTTGGCATATTCGGGCATCAGGCGGGCAGCCTCCTGGCGTCCGTGTTGCTTGCACACGGCAGCCCAGCGGCTCTTCTCGGAGCGCGCATCGGCGCCAGCGGCCCATGGGTTGTGCTCTTGCCAGTCATGGACCTTGCGCGCGCCGGCTTCACCATCGATGAAGCCGACTTCAACCAGCGCGCTGATGAACAAACCTTCCTCGCCATCGAAGTCGATGGACAGTTCCAGGTCCTCATCGGACAGGCCAGACAGATCGCCATCGCTGCGGTTGGATGCCACCCACAGGAACAGGCGAACAAGATCCCACGCGCCAGCCTTTCCCAGCCGGCGTATGAGCTTCTTGGTTTTGGGATGGCTGGGCAGCAGAACTGACAGCCTCGCATCAAGTGACATTCGATTCCTCTTGTGCGCTGGCCCCGTGGGGCCATAAAATGCGCATGTCTTTTTGAGATTCGTCTGAATCCCGGCTGCAACCGAGACCAGACACAAAGATCGCCTGCCGCCTAACAGCCGCAGGCTTTTTTGTTGGCCCTCCTCATATCGATGCCTTGCGCATTGCGTGGCGGCGGTCGCTCTCGGCGCGGCTGACTGCCTGGCCGACGACGCGGATGTATTGACCTGCTGTGTGATTGACCGGGCGTTGGTGCCTTGTGCCGGCCATCACGGGCTTGCTGGGGATGTGGAATGCGGTGGTTTTCATGGGGATTTTTCTGAGTAACTCGCCAGTTACCGGGAAGGTTTCTTGCGGAAATTGAGCAGTCGCGCGATAGGGCCCTGGGCGCGCGATTTCTCATCTTTTTCAGACGCTTCGAGCAGGATCAGCAAGGCGGCGTCCTCGAAAGAAACGCCCTCCCTGTCCGCTCTCTTTTGAATAGCAAGGATGTGTTTGTCATCCATGCGGCGCAGGTCAAGCGCCATCGGTGGTCCGTCCATTTGGCGGGCTCCTGGTGGGGTGGTGGAATTCATTGCGCGCCGCTTCAGGCCATGCGCAGAGCGGCAAATGGGCCCATGTCAATACGGTCTTTCTGGCTAGCATTTGCCGCATGCAAACGCGAACCACCGGCCTCTTCCATCTCAGCCAACTCCACGGCCTCCATCAATGCATCCAGCAGCGTGGGAGCGACGGCACCACCGTTGGAGCGGCGCATGGCAAAGCGGATCAACTTCTCTCGCTGCTCGGCTGTCGGTCGGAGCATGCAGAGAGGCTTGCGGATGAGGTCACGGTTTTCGTACGACATAAGAGGCTCGGATTCGTTGTTGTTGGGAAAGGAAATCAGTGCGCTGCCGGGATAGACAAACGCACTGCTGGATCAGCTGCGTGGCTGCTTCTTCGGGTTGGCTCGGCGACGCGATGTGGCGGCTTTCAAGTCGATGCCGGACAACGCTTTGCGATACGCGACCCTGAGGAACATCACGCGCGCTTCTGGAATGCCATCCTTCTTCCAGTCACTGACGCTGGGCATCGAAAGATTGAAGATGCGCGCCGCTGCCGCCGTGCCGCCGAGCGCCTCTATGACTTGGATTGCGGGTTGGTTCATGCGCACATGTTAGATGAAGCTAACAAACTACGCAAGCCCAAGCTAACAAATAAAAAGTTAGGCTAAGCTAATGAGAACGCTGCAAGAGAGACTGCAAGAAGTCTTCCCTCCCCCGCTGGAGCGGGGAGTCATGGCCAACATCGCAAGGATCTGCGAGGTTAGCCGCCCCACGGTGTCTGCATGGTTCAACAACGCGGAGAAAGTCTCCGCCATCTCTCGCAGGCACGCGGAGTTGATCTGCGCAGCCTATGACCTCAAGGTGTCGCCCGCATGGCTGGCAGAAGGGTTAGGTCCGCGCGATGCACAAGAGGTGTCAGGCGTGCGTTTTGACAGCAACGTCAGGCCGGCCCATCCTGGGATGCGCAAATACCCAGTGATCTCTAAAATTCAGGCGGGCCGCGTCAAGCAGATGGAGTCTCCGTACGAGCCTGGCGATGGATATGCAGTTGTGTACGGAGATGACGACGCATCACCCTGGGCTTTCTTCTTGGAGATCGAGGGAGACTCCATGCTTCCAGAGTTCACCGAAGGAGACCTCACGCTGATTGACCCCGAGGTTGTGCCAAGGCCGGGCGACTATGTGGCGGCCAAGAACTCCAAGAGTGAAGCCACCTTCAAAAAGTACCGCGTTCGCGGGATCACAGAGACGGGGCGCGAAGTCTTCGAGTTGGTGCCGCTGAACCCAGACTACCCTGTCATGCGCAGCGACGAGCATAGTCTGGTGGTAATTGGAACCATGGTTGAGCACCGTAGGAAATTTCGCAAACGCTAGACCAAGGCGGCGAGAGATGCACGGTCTGACGCCAACGCTAGAGTCATGGCATGAATCGGTCGTGCATCTCGATGATCTTGTACATCGCGACTCGTCCATTGACTGTCTCGACCACGACGTCCACGATGAACGCCTCGTTGAACGGATTTCTCTCAGAGAGAACCATCTTCGCCTTCAGGGAATCTGACGCACAAATCGTCTTGACCGCGTTTGGAGAAATGGACTCGATCTTTGCGCGGTCACCGGAGCGACTACCTTTGTCGGCCCTTGCTTGGAACCAGTGCAAGAGGACTTTTTCATGAAGTCCGCTCTTTTTTGCCTTCCGCTCTCCTTGAATCCTGCGCGCCTGGTTCTGTATCACGTTGGCCTCGGGACTTGACACGCTTAAGAACACGTTCCCAGATACGTTGAGCGTTCCAATGTTCAGCTGCGATCCGCCGTCCTTCGCGGTGGGCTCAACTATCTGAGAAACATTAGACAGGGTGGAAGGCGTCAAGTCGGGGTCATCCTGAGTCGATTGATTCCCAGAGAGCTTCTTGAACACCCTGTCAAGGAAAGAAGCAAAGTCGACAACCGTATTTACGTAGCTCATCCCCTCTATCAGAAGTGGAGACATCGCGCACAAAGTGGCGATGACGCTGCCCATCTTCACTTCGTTGACGTAGAGCGTCACTTCAGATGCCGTTGCCTCAGGATGCTCACGGCTTATGAAGTCGCGGTACTCGTCTCCCAGCGCGCGCAGGCTCTCCGTCAAGTCATTCAACTCGACAGGTCGAACATTCTTAATCTCAAATTTGAGTTGCGGGTCCACGACTTCAGTTCTCATTGGCTCCTCCACTGGAGCCAATATTACAAGATGCAACACATGCCTGGTGGCGTGTAGCACTGTTCAAATATACAGCGCAGAACCATCGAAGTCCACCATCTGTTGAGCCGATCTGGCGGTCTTCTAGTGATCGACCAGCGATCCTCGTAGAAGCACCTTCTAGATCGCAAAAAAGTAAGCCTGGGCAAACAAAAAGTTCGCCTAGGCTATTGACATTATGTTCGCCTAGGCTAACAATACACCCATCGCAGCAACAAACGCGAAACGACCTCGGCAAGCGATACGGAGCCGGGAAGCCCGACAGGAAGCAGAGGGCAGGTCGAGCCTCAAGGGGCGTGCGTGTTGCGGCGGCGGGTGTCACGGGATCGGCCGGGCATCGACGGCTCTCTAACAACCAGCTGGATGAATAGGCGCACTCGTTGAAAGCGCCCTGCCCCTGTGATCTGTCGGCAGAAGCAAAAGACAGGTGGCGCGAGAACCAACACTCGCGAGCCGGGCCCAGCTGGGGCTAGATCAAAAACGCGTGCTGGAGCCGGGAGACCGGGAGATGCCAGCCGTCCACCCTGTACGTAAACAGGGGAAAGACCAAAGGCACTTCGGCGAGGCGCCTTCGTTTTTTCAACCACCTGGAGAAATCAATGACCCACGCACGACGCACAACCCACCCCAAGAAGACGGCTCGCCGCGAACGCGCGGCAGATCGCTTCAGCATCAACCCCCTGAAGTACAGGACCAGCAAGCAGTACGCGCAGGCCAAGGAAGTCGAATGCATGGCGTTGGGCCTCTCCCTCGGCGCTTACATACCCGCCGGCTGACCACACCTCCCCTGACCCAGTTCAGGGGAAAGACCAAAGCGCATTCGCCGAGTGCGCTTCGTTTTTTCTAAGGAGTAGCAATGCTAGATCACGGAGTACTGAATGTTCCACTGTCCAAGCGCGGGAACATCGACACCCAGATTGACCGCTACAAGCGCGAGAAGGCGATCGCGGAGCGCAATGAACTCGATGCGCGGAAGGCCGAGTTCGACGCAAAAAAGACCAAGGCTTTGGCCATGGTTGACCAGCTATCTGACCAGCGCGCTCAGGAGCTGATGACAAAGCACAAGTTGACCCGCAAGCAGCTTGATGCGGAACTCAAGTTGATCGCCAGAACGAAACCCGCTGAATTACTGCGGCGCGGCATCTAACCAACCCCTCCCCCGGCTCGTAGCCGGGGCACACCAAGGAGATGAGAGATGGAAGTGAAGATCCAAGGCCCAATTGAAGTCGAAATCAAGGTGTCCATCACCGACGATGAAGGCCGCCACGGGATAGCGACCCTCAGCATGACCAATGGCCGCTACCCCACAGAACAAGAGCTCAGGAACGCCGTGGCCAAGTTCGAGAAAGAGTCCATGCCTGACGGCTTCCGGATGATGACCAAGCGCGAATGGTTCAACAGCGTCTTCGGCCAGTGTCCTGAAGTAGGCGATGACGGAGAGCCCGAGTACATCAACTACGCGATGCCGGGCGGCGACAACTGGTCCGCCTGATCCCCCGCCCTGGCAAGTCCAGGGCCCATCACATCTGCAACTGGGTCCCTCGGGATAGTGCTGCAGCTCTGCCGGTTGCAGTTGTGATGGTGTCGTCACGGCGAAACCTGAGCAGCCAGAACGCTCAGGGATAGACAAGGGAGGCTGCCATGTAACCCCAACGGATCGCCCACATCACGGGCTTCATCAGGCAGGGCCCTGGCTGAACCGAATAGCCAGGGCCATCACAGATAGGGAAAGCGCAGGCTGATGCGCAGCAAGACGAACACAGGCCACGGAAACGTGCGATTCCTGTGCGTAGGTGGTACGGGCGGGCAACAAGTGACACCGCGCAAGCATGGGATCAGTGCCACCCCATATGCCGGAGATCAGCACCGGCCCCTATCTGTGATGGTTTTCCAGCCGCGCGCGCCCAGGAATCGGGGATTGATCGCACGGAACGTGGCGCGCACCACGCGGCTCTTTACACCCAGGCTCTGAAATGCAGGGCCTTTTTCGTTTCTGGCCTGCGGGCCGCAAGGAGGCTTCAGATGAGCAAGCACACAGCCGGACCGTGGGATGCATGGGTGGGCGACGCGAAGTACGGGATGACAGGGCCTGCCGCCGCAGCTTCTATGGTGGCAGCGGGAGCGATCAGGCGCACTGAAGGTTATGAGGTGCTGCTCGTGGAGCTCTCATCGGAGTACATGGAATGCCCCGGCATCGCGTTGGGCGATACGCGAGAACGTGCTGTGGCGAATGCCTATCTGATCGCAGCGGCGCCGGAGCTGCTGGAGGCTCTGTCCGAAACGCTGGCCTTCTGCGAGGCAAACACGTTTGGCGGGGACGACACCGCAGCGCTGATCGCCAAGGCCCGCGCCGCCATCGCCAAGGCCACCGGGAGCACGCCATGAACGCCCGCCACCCATGCCTCGCCAGCCGAGACGCTGACGATCTGGCCGCGCTTCGGGGCGAGTACGACGCCGAGGACGCTGCTCTTGACGCCTACACACTAGAGCACTACGGCCCGCCGTTCGCACCCGAATTCGTGGAAGAGGCGCTGCACAAGGCTCCATTCTCCACGGCAAAGAAGATCGCCAGCGCAGGCCACTACATGGCCATCTGCAGCGCCATTGACGACTGGCTACGCGACTTCGCAATGCAGTGCGCCCGCCGCGACATGCAGGAGGCCCGCAATGCTGCCTGACGCCGCAACTGTGGCCCGCCACCCCGCGCTGGCCGAGTTCGCTCTGCGCGAGCAGCAGGCCCGCATCGCCGCCCTGGTCGAAGCCTGCAAACAGCTGGACGACTGGTGGCATGCCTGGGTGGCACAGCTGCCCCAAGACAACGAGATCGAGCGCGCTGAATGGGACGAGTGGCAAGCCGTCCGGCGCGCGATGGCCGACTCCACCCAACACCCACAGAACCCGCCTCTACCGGCGGGTTTCGCTTTTCAGGAGCCACAGCAATGCAACGAGTGACCCCGGCAGAGCCTTTCAACCCCGACCCCGATGCGTGCTACCTGCGCGAGTGCTCGACCCCTGGCCCGGTCTATGCGCCCGAAGCCGATGGTGTGCCAGGAGGCTGGCTGCTGATGGTGCTGGCGGCCCTGCTCCTGCTGGCCCTGAGCGGCTGCAGCCAGGCCTGCGCACAGGAGCCCCAGCCCACGCCCGAGGAGCAGCGCATTGCGCGCGCCGCGGCCCGGGCATGCGAGGGCCTCACCCCTGTTTTTGAACACGGCAGCTGGGTCTGCCTCAAGGAGATCCCATGAAGAAGGAACACAAGTACGCCCAGGCTTTCCGCTGGATGGCAGACGGAGAGGATGTTCAGATCAGCTGGGGCCGCGCTGGCGGCTGGCTTCCCATGCGTGAATGCAACGAGTACGTAAACGACCAGGTCATGCGCGGGGATGACGGCTATGTGTTCCGCATCAAGCCCAAGACCATCCTGGTAGGCGACCGCGAGATCGAGGCGCCCGTGATGAGCGGGCCGGGGTACTACATCACAGACCACGGCGATGCCTTCCGCTGGTTCGGCGAGGCGACCCTCGATCCTGGCGCAAACCTGCAGAAGCTCGGCCGGGTCTACGCAACCGAGGAAGCCGCCCGCGCAGCACAGGAAGCAATCACAGCACTGCTGACAAAGGAGCAGTCATGAGCGAAGCAATCAACGACAGGCCGGGGGCTTGGCTCTCGGAAGGAAATTGGGTCTACACGCTTCAACACGCGGGATGGAGACGGGGAGAGGAACAGTTTGAGAACCGTCTTGTCGCCCAGGTTCATCCCGGAAGGAGTAGCAGTCTTTCTGAAGCGACACAGATAGCAAGCCTATTCGCCGAGGCCGGCACGGTCCACCACGAAACCGGCCTGACGCCGCGCCAACTGGTGGAGCAGCGGGATGCGCTGGCGGCAGCGCTTGAGGGATGCGCGCAAGACCTGCGCGACGTCACGAGTCATTTCCATGTGCACCCTCAGTCGGTGCTTGGGAAAAACCTCGCAAAAGCCCGCGCGGCCCTGGCCCTTGTGAAAGGAGCAACCCCATGAGCTCAGACATGCCCACATACGCAGAGCTGCAGGAAGAGATTGCCCAGCTGCGCAGCGAGATGCTCCGGTACTTGCCCGTCATCAACAAAGCCGAGCAGTACCACCACACCTGGGCCTTTCTCACGGAAGGCACGGGCATCGCCACCGCGAACGGCTACCGGGCCGCACTGGGGCAGAAGGAGAAGCCATGAACGACAAGGAATTTTTATTGCTGGCAGCCAAGGCCTGCGGCTACACCGTTCACTCAAGCGACGAGCGCGCAACGGGCATCTACATCGTTGTTGATCGGCAAATCTCCTACTGGAGCCCTCTGACCGATGACGGAGACGCGCTGCGCTTGGCTGCGGACCTCAGGCTCGAGATTCTGCCCGGCAGGCACAAAGGCGACGGCTGCACGGTTGAGTCGCAACGCCAGGGCATCGCGGGCTGCACTACGTTCCGTGACGACAAGCGCGAACAGATGCGCCGCGCCATCGTTCACGTCGCGGCAGAGATCGGGAAGACCATGCCATGAAACACCTCTTCTACGCATTCACCTGGCTGGCCTTCAACGCAGTGGCGTTAGGTCTCGCAGCCGCGCACCTCATCAACTCAGGCGCCTTCTAGCGCAACCGAGATCACCATGAACACAGCAACCGAAGAAATGACGCTCATCGATGCGCCGGTGCAGCAGCAGGCCGTGCCTGCAGTCCAGCAAGGCGGCGCGCTTGCTCCAAATTCCCCGGCCGCAATGATGATGGCCGCCATGAGCCAAGGCGCAAGCCTGGAGCAGGTCGAGAAAATGATGGACCT